CTGGAAACGCTATTATAGAGTTTATTAATATAAGATCTGACGAACAAATAGAAATTCAAATTGCCAGTGCTGGTATAATAGAAGAGATAGGAGCTTAAACATGATAACTAATACTGGAAAAAGCATTATTGCAAAGTATCTCATTGGAGACACTCCAGCATATGCTTCATATGTAGCAGTTGGATGTGGGGCTGCTCCAATAGACACTGGCATAAAATCTGGAGTATCAACTGCAACATTGTCTGGAACAATTTCATCTACAACTTTGGCAACACAAGTTACTGGTCTTTCGTCTACTGTTGGATTAGTTGTAGGAATGACGGTTACAAGAATTTCGGGTACAGGAGTTTTTGGTGGCGATACAACAATAACTAGCATTGATGGCCCAACAGCAATTACAGTAACATCAGAAACCACAAACACAGTTGGGAATCTTACGTTTAGAACTGGAGGGGTTGCACAAGTTTTATCTGCAGCATCTACAGAAGAATTGTGGGTGGGTGCAAAAATACAAATAATCGGTGGCACTGGAGCATTTGGCACAACCGATGTCATCATTACAACAATCAGATCTGGAACAGATTTTGTAGTTACTCCAGGACCAACAACAAATCTTTCTGGAGCAACTTTATACTTACAAATTGATCCAAACAAAAATGTTTTAGATTTTGAAATGCTTCGTGTTCCAATTTCTTCACGTGGATATGTAAATGACGATGGTGTTAATAAAATTATTTTAACTGCACAGCTACCAACTGAAGAGAGATATGAAATTTCAGAAATTGGAATTTATTCTGCAGGATCTAACTCAGCAGCAGGAAGATACGACAGTAAAACAATATCTGCTTTTTCTGGCGAAGAGCCTTGGCAACTAGTTTCTAGTAATAGCGTAAGCAATGCATCTTCAATAAATTCAAACTTTGTTGAAGCTCAAAACTCTATCATCAATGGCTCTAACGTCATTAGCGTTGATCTTGAAGGCACATCAGGTCCAGAAACATTACAGCCTATAGCAATTAAAACTACAACAAGCAATGGTATTTTTTCTAATGATAAAAGAGTACAGAGATATGAAAGACCAAGATATCTCTCAAATGTTTTATTGCTAAAGGGAAATAGTTCTTACACATACTCTAACGATGAAGACTTTTTAACATATAACGGAACTCCAAACTTTTTACAGATTACTGGACTGCCCACAGATCTAAGTAAAAATTCATCATCAGATTTGATAAAGCTAGCGTTTTCTATAGTTGCTGTAAATGGAGAGTCTAACGATATTCCAGATTCTGCAAATATCATTGTTGAATTTAGTAATACTGATAGAACTCAATATGCATGGATGCAAATTGAAGCAAAAAAAGAACAACACTATTCTATCAACAATAGATATGTTGTTGCAACAAAAAGACTAGATGAGCTATTTTATAATACTGGACAATTTTCCTGGAAAAATGTTTCAATTGTTAGAATTTATGCAACGACTACTGATACAATTTCAATAACCAACAAAGCACTAACAACTAATGTTGCAACCCTTACAACAAGCGAAAATCATTCTTTTACAACAGGCGATTATGTAAAAATTAGCGGCATTGATTCAATTTTTAATGGCATCCATTTAATTACTGGAACACCAACAGCAACTACATTTACTTATGCTAAAACTAATGGAAACGTTACTTCAGCAGCGCTAAGTCCAAATGGAGAAGCACAATACGCAAGTGGTGAATTTTACATTTCGCTAGACGCCTTAAGGCTTGATAACGTAAACACTGTAAATCCTTTGTATGGACTAACTGGATATTCTATTATTCAAAATTCTGATGCAACTACAGTTGTAAAGTCTCAAAATACTAGCAATTATATTGAATATAGATTTATATTGGATGTGACCTAGTGGCTGATTCTGGAATTAAAAAAGTTATTATTAAAAAAGAAGACTTTCCCCCTTTAGCAAAGTTAGCAGAAGATGTTTATGGACACCTTCTAAGATACCGTATTGTGTCAGAAGACAGAAATAAGTTTTCTCACTGGTCAGAAATAACACCATTAACAGTTTTTTCTTTACAGTCTTTGCCACCACAAGTTTCAGGAGAATTAACAGTTTCTGGTTCATCAGTTACAATTGTTTGGGATGATGAAGTTAATCGTCCAAGGTATGATATTTTTGTTAGTTTTGATGGCGACCCCTTTTTTTATCACGGAACATCGCCAATTCATACTTATTCAATAATAGCTCCAGCTGGAACGACTTCAATAGAAGTTGTTATACAGATTGAAAGCATTGTTAAAGAAATATCACAAGTCTTGACAATATGTGAGCTAGACAATATAATAGAATCATAAGGAGAAAAACATGGCAAAAATACCACTACCTGAACGAGGGCAGCCAATTGACGTTAGTTATATTTACCAGATTACTAATGCTGTAAATCAACTATCTGACCAGCTTTCAACAACTGGATATAATTATACAAGCATTGATACAACATCAGCTGGAAAACAAGATATTAAAACTTCAGAAGTAAGAATGATTGGTGGATCTGTTAACATTCCAGCTGGACAAGCATTGGCTGGATCTACAAAAACTTTTGAGTATCCATTTAACGCAAATTTTAAATACACACCAATCGTAACTGCAACAATTGTAAATACTGGAGGTGTTAATACTGCAGGAGATGGAGCTACTGTTGTGCTAACAAGTGTTGATGCAAATGGATTAACTGGTTTAGTTAGGTTTGATACTGCTGGAAATGCATCCACAACAGTTAATCTAATTATAATCGGAATTCCAAATTAATGCAAGAAAAACAAAAACGTCTTTTAGTAGAAACTTATAATAGCGACCCAGCAATTTCTGGCAATAAAAAAGTTTGGTTCTTAAATGGAGATCTTGTAAGACCACATCACACAAGTCGCTCTACTGGAATGGTTACATTTTATAATATAACTAAAGATAGAATGGAAACTTGTTTTACCTCAGATTTTAAACGCAATAGAGAACGTGCATATACAGTAGGAGAAACTGCTAAGTTAGTTAATCGTCATAAAAAGTATATGCCAAGCTTGATGAAAAGGGGAGTAATCCCAGAGCCTATGGGTTCATCTAAGGATGGAAAAACTGGGTGGCAGATAAGAAGCTACTACTCAGAATCACAAGTCAAAGAAATTCGCAGTATCCTAGCGTCAATACACATTGGTCAACCAAGAAAAGATGGTCTTATTACTAACAATATGACCCCTACCAATCAAGAGTTGACAAGGCGCATGGGAGATGGTATACTGACTTATACAAGAACAGAAGATGGTAGATACATTCCTGTTTGGAGCGAATCAATATAATGCCTGGAGGGGTAAATAAATGAACAACGAAGACACCAAGGTAAACGTTACACTAGGTTATACACTTAACCTAGGCAACTTTCAGTCTCTAAGAGTTGATATTGGCGTTGTTGACTCACGTCGTGATAGTGAGACTGTCAATGAAGCTTTTGAGCGTGTCTACAGTTTTGTAGAAGCAAAACTTGCAGACAAAATTAACGAAGCTAAGACTGAGATAGACGAATAGTGGCAGCTCGCAAAGACCGTATGGCTTTGCTAGGCACCTACTCTAGTCAACACTTGAAGAAGTATGGTGCTAAGCCATTACTAAATTTAAATTCAGAACAATGGGCAGCTGACGCTGTTATTGAGTCTTTTGGTCTTGACTTATCCCTAAGACTAGTGTACTATTATTTTGAAGTAGCACAAACCAACAGCTGGACATTTTATGCTTACAATGCAGAAAAACTTTTGCAAGCAATGGATGAAAAGGCTAAAGATGAAAGAGAACGAGCAGAGCGTAGAGAGATGGCAAAAAGGTGGCTAAGTGAGTAGCACAGAGTCAAAGGTAATATCAGCACTACTTGAAGATAAGCAGATGCATGTCTTGCTACAAGCTGATGTAGAAAAGCTACTCAGGACCCATGGAGACATCTGGGAATTCATTCGTAAGTATTTTGAAATTAATCAAGCAGTTCCTCCAAAAGATTTGGTTATTGAAAAGTTTCGTGACTTTGCTGTAGATGAGAACATAGGATCAACAAAGCATCATCTAGAAGAGTTGCAAGGTGAGTATCTAACAGATAGCCTAAAAGATATTCTTCGTGTTGCTGCAGGAGAGGTCCAGTCTGGTGAGGGCAACAAAGCTCTTGAAGAACTTATTACAAAAACATCAGAACTAAAAAAGAATACAGCAACTATTCGTGACATTGATGTTACAGATCTTGCCTCAACAATTGCATACTTTGAAAATGTAAAAGCACAAAGAGCTCTAGGTATAACTGGTATTAAAACCAATTTGCCAGGATTTGATAATTATCTACCATCTGGAATTATGCCAGGACAGCTTGGGGTATTCCTGGCTTATCCAGGTATTGGTAAGTCCTGGATGGCTTTATATTTTGCGGTACAGGCATGGAAGCAAGGCAAGTCACCACTAATCATTTCCCTAGAGATGTCAGAGACAGAAGTTCGTAATCGTGTTCTAACGATTATGGGAGAAGGCATTTGGTCACATCGTAAGATTAGCAATGGTGAGATTGAGCTAGACATGTTAAAGAAGTGGTATGACGTTGAGATGACAGGTAAACCAGAGTTTCATATTATCTCTAATGATTCTGGTGGAGAAATTAACCCATCAGTTGTTCGTGGAAAAATTGATCAATATAGGCCTGACTTTATTATTGTT